GTGATTACATTACCTTCTTCATCTTTAACTTCTGCAACATCTTCCCAATAACGACTTCTTGAATCCCATACATAATTAATAGGCGTAATGTTATTAATTACATCAAGACCATTAGTCATATCAGTAATATCGTTCTTATCTCTTTCGTCTGATGCAACTGTCCAAGCCACCTTTATATGGGCATTAGTAATATTATTATCACCTAAACAGATAATATTTGAACCTGTTGTGATATCTCCAGATGGGGAAGCGGCTCTGCCCGCATCGTGACCAATAGCTGTGTTGTTACTACCTGTGGTGTTGGAGTATAAACTCTCAAAACCAATAGCGGTATTGTTAGCACCTGTAGTGTTGGAGCGTAAACTCCGATAACCACTGGCTGTGTTGTAAGAGCCTGTGGTGTTGTAGCGTAAACTCTCCTGACCACTGGCTGTGTTTCTTCCACCTGTGGTGTTGGAGTTTAAACTATAATAACCACTGGCTGTGTTACGTTCACCTGTAGTACAAGCAGTCAAAGCACCATCACCAACACCTGTATTATAGTCACCAGAAGTAATATCATCTACAGCATCCGTGCCTAATCCAAGATTATTTGTGGCTGTTGTGTGAATCTCTGTACCATTTACTGTTGAATCAAATTGTGCTGTGCCGTCTACGTGAAGTTTAGCTGAAGGACTATCCGTCCCGATGCCGACGTTGCCGTCAGTAGCAAGGTAAAGCTGGTTGGCGTTATCAGCACCCGAACCATCCATAGTAGATATAATAATAGGAAATTCACGGCTTGCACCAGTTGAAGCCCATTCTGTTACTATATGATAAACCCCTGCATTATCCCAACCAAACTTCATCTGGTGTCTATCATTAACGCTTGAAGGTGAACCATATCCAAAAATTCTAAACTCTACATCGTCTGTACCATCACCATCACTTGTAAAAAGCTCCAAGATGCTTTCTGTGGCAGCCATTTGTCCTTGCAGAGCTAAAGAGTTGCTTCTATCAATAAATAAATAATCCTGTGAGCCTTTGGTAAGGATAAACTCTCCAACAACTTCCACTCTCTCATTATCCGTATCAACAACAAACACATCACCGCCATCTGCGTCTTTCCGCACAAGAAAGGCTTCCGTGGAGGTTGCGTCGATGACTGTTGAGTCTAAAATGGCTTCACCGATTATCTCTACATTAAGAGCATCTCCATCATCATTAAGAACGGCGTTAAGAACCTCTCCAGAGGTCTTGGCATGAATGCCTAAAGCCCCACCGTTAAGGACTTTGTTTAATACTTCTTGTTCTGAATAGGTGTGTTGAGAATACGCCACACCCAATAGAAACAATAAAAATAATTTCTTCATTTTTGCCTCCAAAATGAGGGGCGGGTTGCCCCGCCCCATTTTTAATTAAGTAGCGTTAGTGAATTTGTATCCACGAGTAGCGTGGATTAAAGCACCACCATAGATGACATCTGCGACAACTTTTGTGCCAAGATGATCTACTGAATATTCAGATTGCATCCGAATATCTTGCTGAACTGCAAGACCAACTGCGGATTTGTGGAATATAACACCAGATACGTTTGTTCCACCAGTTAAAAGTGCATTGCTCATAATGACAGGCATTCCGTATGCTTTGTCAATCATAGCAGTCTTGATAGCACTTTCACCAAGTGCGTCGTAACGAACCAATCTATCTTCGTTTAGCAAATCAGCGTAAAGTGTTGGATTTACTGCAAATACTAAATCGCCTTCACGATAATCCAAATCAGCTTCTCCTAAAGAAGCCAATGCGGTTTGTAGTTCACCAGCCGTAATTACATCGTCAGTAGCAAGTGTAGCACCGCTTGAAACGGTGATTAACTTACTTGCGACAAATGAATCAATCTGTTTTGCTAAAGAATATGCAAACCCTTGTGCATACTTAGCAACAAGACCTTCATTCGCTTGAATTACTGCAATGTCTTCAAAAATCTTTGAAGCGTAGTAATGTTGGTCGATTGAAATGTCTGTAACAGATTCGGTTGTGGCATCGTATTCGATTGCCGTATTTTCAGATTTTGCTTGGACAGCAACTTCGGAAAGTGTAGGAACGTGAATGGTATCACCTTTCCCTTTAACAAATTCAGAGTAGTCATCCACTAATGGACGGAATACAAGTTTTCTTTTGAGGTAGCCCGATACATAATCAGACCAAAGTTCTGGGATAAACGCATCAACCTCAGTTAAACCAGTATTTCCAGCTCCTAATGCTCCATAAGCCATATTTATCTCCTATATGATTTTAATATGTCTCCCCAATTCTTCTTCCGTTCTTCTGGACTCATGTTTTTGATGTCGTATTCACCTTCTGGTATTCCACCAGTTTTGTCTGGGGGATTCTTCTTTGGCTCTTTAAACTCTTCAACCATTTCCAATAAAATCGGAGTATCCAAATTGGAGAATTTTTCTCGTTTAGATTCTGGAAGTTTGCTCAAAGCGTCCTCTCGGATTGATTTATCGAGAATTTCATACTTCTCTTTGAAAGGCTTGTAAGAATCAACTTCACCTTGTAAGGTTGTGTTTAGTTCTTGCCATTTTTCATCTTCCTTGAGTTTTGCTTTCTTTGCATCTTCCTGTGTTTGCTCAAATGTTTTAATTTTATCTCTGAGAGAATTTCTCTCTTCGATTACTTCATTGAGCCTTGATATGGGTACATTTTGTTCGGCTTTTGTGCCTTTATCCTGTTTTACATCTGGTTCGATGGTCTTGTCTGACATTTTTACCTCTTGAGTGAGTTAATAAGATTAAGATAACTCTTGCATTATCTATTCACACTAATGTACATTATAAAGTGAATTTAATGCAAGATAAAAAATATAATTTTAAGAAAAAATGGTTTGAATATCTTGGTTATGAGCCACATAATGGGCAATTAGCACTTCATTATCCCACAAAGGATGCCAGATTCCATGTTATGGTTTGTGGTAGGCGATTTGGGAAGACTTGGGCGAGTGCTATGGAAGCAACTTTTGTTGCATCTCAACCCAATAAGAGAATATGGGTGGTGGGGACTTCGTACAAGAAAGCACGACTCATTTTTAGGGAAATATGGCAACGAATGGTTGTTGGTCATGCAGAGGATATAAAGCGTTCCTCAGAAAAGGATATGTTTATTGAATTTGTTTGGGGAACAACTGTTGAAGGAATGTCGGCAGATAACCCTGATTCACTTGTTGGAGAGGGGTTGGATTTGTTGGTTATTGACGAATCTGCCAAAATTAACAAGAAAGTATGGGATATGTATTTATCACCAACTGTAGCAGGAAGAAAGGGTAAAGTTATCTTCATCACAACCCCACAAGGGAGAGATTGGACACATGACCTATTCAAATTGGGGGGAACGGATGCGGATTGGGTTTCCCACTCTGCCCCCTCATGGATGAATAACCATGAGTTTCCTCTTGGAGAAGAAGACCCTGCTATTATTGAGAGAAAAAGAAATATGTCCCCAGAGTTGTTTAGACAAGAGTTTGGGGCAGAGTTCTCTGTGTTTGAAGGTAAGGTATGGTCATTTGACAGAGAATTAGACACAGGAGATTTCCCATACAACCCAGATTTACCAACATACTGTTCTATTGACTTTGGTTATCGGATGCCAGCAGTTCTATTCTTGCAAACACAAGCAATTAATGGGGTAGACCATATTCGTATTTTTGATTCAATTCTACATAAACAAAACATTCCAACAAACAATTTAATCAAGATGATAAAGACAAAAGGCTATCCAATTCTATCATATTATGGCGACCCAGCAGGTGCATCTGTGCAAGGGCAGTCTGGGGCAGGTGATATTGAATTGTTCCGCAGAAGTGGAATGCCAATCATTTCTAATTTATCCCCGAAGAGTAGAAACATTGTGTCTGGCGTTTCACACGTTAGGGGGTTTTTTGAATCAGCAGATGGAACACGAAGAGTTCATGTTGACAGGAAACAAGTTGATGTAATAGAGGACTTTGAGGAATACCGCTATGCAGAAGCAAAAGAAAATCAGGCACTAAAAGAAGAACCACTCAAGGATGGATACCAC